CAACGGCCTTGATTATTTCTCGCAAGAGGAACTAACGGGCAACCCAGTGTTTAAAGCTGGGAGATAAGGAGGGACGTTATGTCCAAAAGCGTATCAACAAATTATACTGATACAGCTATCTCCGGAGTTAGTTCGCTGACCTTCCCAAGAGGGTTGGTGAATTTCGGAGCCGACTGGAAGATAAAGGCGAATGAACCCGATCAAGGGATCATCACTAATCTTACCAGTCCATTGTCCTACCCCGAGAAAATGCGATTTGCAGTCTCGGATGTAGTCGACGTTTATAAGGGAGCTAATGTAGACGTAAGTCTTTATGCTCCTTCACGTCGAGGTGTCTCTCTCCTCGGACAAGTATCCGAGGTATGGACGGTGACTGATAGCACTGATGCTGCCTACCAGGTAGCTTTACCTGTGTCTGCACATCTTGTTATCAAAGTGCCATCCAATGAGAATATAACACCTGCAATGGTGCAAACCCTAATAGGTCGCTTGATCTCTGGTCTCTTCGAGACGGGATCAACCGGTACTACTAGGATCGCAGCTATGCTCCGCGGCAGTCTCATTCCTTCTGATTTGTAAAAATAAGGAGGCACGAGATGTCGAACGAGAAAAACCAAGTCATATTGACCTGGAAAGACGTCGTAGTTAAACTACGGCGCAAACCCTTCATATACGATGGACGTAGTCTCACGGCGGAGATGAATAATCTCCTTTGTGACGCTATCTCCCTCTGGTATATGTGTGGGTATGATCTCCTCCTCTCACACGGAATCACCAGGGACCGACTTGACTTACGATGGTTATCCATTTTTCATCAAGTTGATTCCTTGGAGATCTTCCGTTGTTTGAAGGACGCCGATTCCCTTCTCTTGCGAGATTTGAATTGCCGTTCTTACGTAACCTTTAAACAGTTACTGTCAACGGAATACCCGTTCGCTGGGGCCTTATTGGCGCCATTGCGAGAGGTGTTTGTGCTCTGGTTTTCTTACGAAAATCCAGACGCTTTTGACTCTTGTCATTCGTGGCTCGCTTTTCCTAGTCGTTTGAATTTTCCAAATTCAAAGTGGTTAGAAAAGAAGGCCTTGGATGACTACCTTGCCGGAGAATCGGTTTTAAAAGAGGATGGATTTACCTCTGAGGAGACCGATCTCATTACATCTTGGTATCCCCGTACCTTTTGGATGTTCTCTGAGTTATCAGAGAATTTTCAACCAAAACACGGGAATGGTAGTGTAGCTGAAGGTTGTTCCTCCCTTGCTGAAAAGTATCAGCGATTAGGGAGCGATCACCTCACCGACTACCTCGATCACGTTAACGATTATTCGCTACCGTGTCCTCGCCGAAGTTTTCGTCGAGTTGCCAAGTTGCAGTTTGTACCAAAGAGCTTTTTGACCTATCGATCAATATCGATGGAGCCAACTACGCTTATGTGGTACCAACAAGGTATCCTAAGGGCTTTTGTTCATGATTTAGAAAATCGTGGGCAACATCCCCTTAGAAAGAGGTTTCACCCGGCGGACCAAGAATCCAACAGATACCTGGCATGGGAGGGAAGTCTCGATGGTAGTTTTGCTACTATCGATCTCTCCTCAGCATCCGATTCTGTTAGTTGGGCCCTGGTGAAGCAGTGGTTCCGTTTTTCCTCTCTGTATCGATGGATGCTTTGTTCTCGCTCTTCGCGAGTAAAGCTTCCTACTGGTGCAGAGATGTCGCTTAAGAAGTTTGCGCCCATGGGGAGTGCATTATGCTTCCCCACTGAATGCATAGTCTTCGCTGCGATAACGGAGTGCGCGATTCGGGAGATCGGGGGGAATCCTATAACTTCTCGTTATAGGATTTACGGCGATGATATAATCATCGAGTCGAGATATGCTTCCGCTGTCATTTCACGATTAGAACGAAATGGTTTCCAAGTCAATACTAAGAAAACATTTTGTGATGTAGAATCTCTACATCATTTTCGTGAATCATGCGGAGGCGAATACCTCGATGGTGTAGATGTAACTCCACTCCGGTTATCCAGATGGTTTTCTGGATTGCGGGTCGGTCCATCTACTCCCGGCCGCGTGTTGTCGTTAATCGACTTAGCTAACGAATGTCACATTCGTTATCCTTCCGTTCGTTTGGTAGTTATTCGAGCACTTATGTCTTTACCTATACGGTTGAGACCTAAGTTCGATAATACCGGTGAGACAGGATTGTTTTCTGTCTCGCCCACGAATTGGCATTTATTGCCGCCGGTATGGATCGAGGATTATCAAGCTTGGTATTCCTTTCATGGTAATAATCATGATAGGTACCAGGAAGATGACCCCGAGCACGAAGCTATTCGTCTTTACGAATGGCTCCGACAAGCCGAAAGGCGACGCCGTCTAATCTATCCTGAGGACAGATTAGACGTGCATGTGTCCCCTTTACGCGCTGGTAAATGGTCGACAACTCGATCATCCATAACAGGGTTGTTTTCTGAGCAACCTGCGCAGGAGAATAGAGAGCGCCGATAAGGCGAGGGCGGTTTGTTTCTTTCGCTTTCGTCT